GTCACGGGTTCTGTGACAAATCGACAAATCATTTCCCAAACGTAATATGCCAGGAGTAGTAGAAACAACGCACACTTTCGCAACAAACGAAGTAATCACAAGCACGTTAATGAATAACATCATTGATGAGACTTTGTTTACTTCTGATGCAATAGCTTCTGGTAACACAACGCTTGCATTAACTGCTGGCAAGATGAAAGTCGGCACAATCACATCCAATGAAATGGGTGCTGGATCAGTTACAACTAATGCAATCGCATCTTCATCAAGTGCTGCTACTGGAGTTACATATGCAAAGTTGCAATATGTAGCAAATATGAAAGCCATAGGGAATACATCTGGTTCACTTGGTGTTGCATCAGAGGTTTCTATTCTTGATGAAGACAACATGGTAAGCGACAGTGCTACCTCATTGGCTACACAGCAAAGCATTAAGGCTTATACTGACACTAAGGTAGCGGCAGTGATCACAAGAGGTACGGCCGTAGCAACAACTAGCGGAACAAGTGTTGATTTCACATCTATTCCATCAACAGTCAAGCGGATTACCGTAATGCTGTCTGGAGTTAGCACAAATGGAACTAGCCCTATTATTCTTCAACTTGGTGATGCTGGTGGTGTTGAAACAACTGCTGATTATTTAGGTAGTGCTGGAGAACTAAGATCAACTCCAGATGTTGATTTGTTTACTACTGGATTTGGATTGTCTCAATCTCCATCAGCAAGTGATTTACTTTACGGAATAGCAACAATAGTTAATATTTCTGGTAATGTATGGATTTATTCCTTTATTGGTGGCAGTTCTACTGTAGTGAACAATTACATTGGAGGTGGCAGTAAAACATTGACAGCAACACTAGATCGCATACGTCTTACTACTTCTGGTGGGGTTAATACTTTTGACGCAGGATCAGTAAATATCATGTATGAGTGATTTAAATGAATCCACACTTAGAAGCTGTAATTAAACTTTATGAATCAAATAACATCGACCTTCAAAGTCTTATCGGGTGGCATTTGTCACACGGTATTGTTATTTCTACTCCAAAGGTTTTTGCGTTGGGATTCCATTCAAAAAACAGTGACGTTGAAAAAGCTACTTTATTTGAAGAATCAGATACGCTTTATGTCACAATGTGTTGTGGTAACATGGCTAGTGGACTTCAATCATTCAAAAACAATTACAAATACATTGCTTTTCGGCGAGACTTTAAAGGATCAAGTCGGAATCGCTTGTTCAATATGAAAAAATTCTACTTAAAAATACAATAATTATGGGATCAGTGCCAAAAGTAAAAGCTCCAAAGATGGACATAGCCAAAGATATTAGCGGTTATGTCTCAGGTATGTCGGAATCTCTTCCACAAATTTTCACACAAGAACAACAATTTCGTCCACAGTTTCAAGGGTTAAATCTTGGTGACATTCAGTCATTTCTAGGTGGACAAGGTGGGCAACAAGGCATCTTTGGTCTTAGTCGTGAAGCATCACAACAAGCTGGCATGGGATTAGGTGAAACTCGCGCTGCTGAACTCGGTCAGATGACTGGGCAAGCAGGACTCACCAGAGGCTTAATGCAGGGTCTTTCACCAGAACAGGCATATGCAGTTCAAAACGCTGACAACGAAGCTAGACGGGCATATGCGTCCTCGCAATCACTAAACCCACAAGAACAGCGTAGTTACCAACAGACTGCCAGAGAAGGCGCATCTGCCGCTGGTCGGATTGGTGGTAATGCCGCAATCGCATCGGAAGTAATGGGTCGTGAGGATATGCTTGCTAGGAAAAGAATGGAGGCAGCACAGGCAGCACAGAACTCGTATAATCTTTCACAAGGATTCTACACGCAGCCTGGACTTAATCTTCTAAGCTCTGCTCCAATATCGTATCAACAAGGACAGAACTTCCTGCAAACTGGACTAGGTGCTATTGGCTCAGGAACTCCTCAGTTGTTTGATACGTCTGTTGGATTGAATCTTGGTGCTGCTCAACGATCAAATCAATTAGCTGCACAATCAGCTAACGCACAAGCTAAAGCTGCACAGAACGCAGCAATGTTTAATGCAATTGGTGAAATTGGTGGGTCTTTTACAAAGGTTGCAAGTGGTGGTTTCAAATAAATAATTTAATAATATGGCAACTTACGGAAGTGGACAAATGCTTGGGTCAGGAATCAATCCTGAATCGTTTAAACAGGATTACAGTGGGTTTACTCGCGCTGCTGAGATGCAAGCGCAGGGTATTGCTGGTCTTGGGGCTAGTATTGGTGGAGCAATTAAAGACTTTGGAGAAGCTAGTAAAGAACGGAAAAAAGAACAGGCAGAACAAAATAAACAAATTAAACAAGCTGAAAACATAGGAAAGTTAATTGTTCAGTCTATGCCAGAATATTCTGACATGATAAATCCAAGTCTTAATATTATTAGTGATCAAAATATTCCTCTTTCTGATAGGGTTATTGAGGCATTAAATATTACCGAAGGATTTAAAACTAGACTTAATCTTGAAGGCATTAAAAAAGAACGTGAAATGGACGCAATGAGAATGCAGAAAATGCGTATGTCAATGCAACCAGCTACACCTGTTGCACCAGTTCCCACTCCTAGCTTTTTTGACTTATAACATTATGGGACTTATTGAAATATTAAATAAAAACATTCCTAATGCAGGGCCTCAAGCAAGAGCGGCCATTGCTGAAGCAGAACGTAGATTGACTATGCTTGATGGAACCGATCCTAAAAGAGCAGCTATTCTTCGTGAGCAAGTAAGTCAGCAAATATCTTCACGCGATGAAGGTGTAAAATTCACACTTGCTGATATTGGTAGACTTCATGGATCAAGTCTTAGTCGAGTTGAACCACAAGAAAAAGTTTCTGAAGAAAAACAAAATGTAGCAAAGTCTATTGAGCAACTTATTAGTATTGCAGATAGCAGAAATATATCAATTCCTCCAGCGGTTCTTAATGATGCCGCTAATGCTTTTGTTTCAAAAGATGTAAACTCTATTTCATTACTGGCAAATAGCATAGGAGAATTAGTTGACGCTGGTATAAAAGTTCAACAAGATGAGCAAAAATCACCAGTTAGATTTGATGATGGAAGCATAATGCTTGTTGGTTCACAATCTGGAACTAGATATGACAATACAGGAACTCCAATTCCATCTAGTAATAGAAACACTCAATTATTTGTATCATCAGCAAGTGAGGCTTATTCTCCTCGATTTAAAGAAATAATGTTAGGAACGGGAGGAGGAGGAAGCGATTTAGTAGGCGCAGGGGTGATTGGTGCGCCAATGCAAAAAGACATAAACATAGGGGCAAATCCAGAAGCATATATATCAATGCAAGCACCAGCACCTACCTCAATAGAAGAAAAAGAACAAGCAAGGAAAAAAGTTAGAAATCTTTATTTTTCTGGAGATAAAATTGGAGCACTTGATTTGTTGAATGCTGCTGGAGGAAAAGGATTACTTGGTGGAGATTATACAATTGCAGATTTAGATGATCTGTATAAAGATGAAGTAAAGCCTCCATCTAAAGATGAAGTAAAGCCTCCAGCTAATGATACAAGAGTACCACTTGATAAAATCCCTACTACTAGATAATAATCATGCCTAGATTCACAACAGAAGAATTACTTAATGTCCGTGATCAAAAATATCCAGAAAAAGATATACCATCTTTGTTTCCAGAAGATCGTGATTATATCCAAAATGGATTAGAGGCAGGGTATTCTCTTTATGAAATAGCAGATCATATCACTAAAACTGCCCCTGCTCCACAAGAAGTAAAAAAACTAGAAGAAACAGATCCAAGTTTTGGTCAATATGCCGCTGGTCTTGCTACTGAACTTGCGGTAGCTGAAGGGGCAAAAATTGCTGGAACGGCCGCTGGAGCTTCAGTGGGTGCTTTTCTTGCCGCCCCGACTGGAGAGGTTGCGGCTCCAGTTACGGTTCCAGTAGCTTCTACAATTGGATATGTTGCTGGAGCGTTAGGCGGTGGTTGGACAGGTTCTGTTCTTGCTCAAAAAATAGAAGGAGCTAATGAAATAGATTACGCCAGAACAATTATTGATACTGGGATGAATCTTATTCCTGGAGTAAAAATTGGGAAAGCAGGAGGGAAATTGGCAAAATTTAGTGGCGCAATTGCAAAAAGACCTATTAGGTCTGCAATTCTTGGCGGTGCTGTTTCAACAAATGCTTACATGGGATATGAAGATATTGTTGGCAAAAAAGATTATACTTTCAATGATTATCTAAAAGGAACGGCAACTACTGCCGCCGTAGGATTAGGATTTGGAGCAGGTGAGAAGTTAATCACAAAAGGAATACTTAAAATAAGAAACAAAACTCCAAGTGAAATAAATAAACTTATTGAAAATGGGGACGCATCAACTATTGAATTAGTAAATGCACTTACAGCTGGTGTAAGTCAAGAAGATATAAAAGCAGCACCTAGAAATTTTACAGGAAGTGTTAGTGATTACATTAAAGGATTAACAAGAGTAACAGCAGCCAATGTTGCTCCATCTAGAGTTATTGGTAATGAGGCAACTGCTTTAGCAAGAAATGCAAAAAATTCTGTAGAAGCAGTTGAAGGAACTGCATCAAATGTAGGAAAACAAATTGACTCTTATCTTGAGGCTAACCCACAATATCGAGATGATGCAATAGCATTTCTTGATGGTCAAGATCGACCAAATCTTCCACCTGAACTTTTAGACAATCTTTCTTTTGGAAGATCAAAAATAAGAGCAGAACAACAAAGAATGATTGATCTTCATAATAGTGGAGAAAAATTGCTACCGAATGACAGAGCAGAAGTTATAGAAGAAAGTTTAAATAGAGGAGATTACTTAAGAAGGGCTTATGAGTTTTTTGAGAATCCAAACTATAAACCATCAAAAGAAAAATATGACGCTTTAAAGTCAAGACTTACAACTGGACTTACCGATGAGATGAAAGAAGATCGGATGAATAAGTTTATTAGTGATTACAAGATGCCTCGCGAAGAAGCAGAGGCAATTAGACGTTTTCATGGCATTGCTCCTGGAGCTGAAGGTAAATCAAATGTTGCATATCAAAACGATATTAAAGCTAGTTCGACTCCAAGCAAAGAAAGAATTGAAAAATTCAGAAAAGTTCTTGATGAGGAGAAACTTACAGATTCAGAAGCAAATGCATACTTAGCTGAACTTCAGTTAAAAATGAAAGGGAATCCAACAGATTTTTCTTCATTTATGCAAGGTCCTGGAACTCCAAGTGTATTCAAACAAAGGAAAGTAGTATCAAAAGAACTTGAAGATTATCTTGGTTTAATTACTGATCCTGGACGTAGAGTAAAATCTACAATGTCAGTTCTTAATCGAATCAATGAATATAGCGAAGCTGATGCAAGAATAGCTAGGTCTCTGCTTGATTCTGGAACTGCCGTAAAAGCATCAGACCTTAATTTTAAACAAGGTTTACAACCTCTTAATCTAAAGCGTGGCGAAACAATTGTTGATGGAGAAAAGTTATTTGTTGATCCAGATACTCAAACAGCATTAAATAAGATTTATGCTGGAGGAATGGATGAACAATCTAATTCTGTTGTTACACGTGTAGTAAGTGATATTTATCAAACTGCTGTTTCTGCATTTAAATCTACAAAGGTTTTGGGAAACATTCCGTCTTATTTGATTCAGATTCCAAGCAACATTGCTTTGACTCTTGGTGCTGGCATGAATCCTGTTCTAGGATTAGGAAAAGCAGCTAAGATGGCACTAGGCACACTTAGTGGAACAAAATTAGGAAGTCTTCCAATAATTAAAAAGTTTGCAAACGAAGCCCCGCCATTAACATTGCAAAGATTTGAAGACCTTAAGAAAAGAGGTATTATAACTGGGAATATTGCTTATGAAGACCTTAAAGCTGGTCTTCAAGGAAAGCGTTTTGGAAAGGCATTTGAGAAGTTGACTGATACTCCTGGTCGTGTTTATAGTTTAGCAGATAATTTGCTTAGAGTTGTTAATAATGAAAACAATATATACAACTTGAAAAAGATGATGCCTACGGCCACTGAAGATCAGATCAATGAAATGAGTTCAAGGCTTACAAGGAAAACCTATCCAAATTATGAATCATTAAGCCCTGAGATCAAAAATCTTTCAAGGATTGGTTTGATGCCTCAGTTTGTTACTTATAGTCTTGAATTTGCAAGAAGTCAGTTTGAACAAGCTAGAGTAATAAAGCAAATGATGGATGGGACATTTGTTTCAAAGTTGGGTGATGAATTTAAAGGAATCCCAATAAATCAAGTAGCTATGAAAAAAGAAGCTGCCAAAAGATTGGTAGCAATGACAACTGCATATGCCGCCGCAGGTTATGGCCTTGATAAATTTAATAGGGAATCACTTACAGAAGAACAAGAAAGGGCATATCGAGATACTGTTGCGGCAGACTACGAAAGAGATAAGCCACTTTTTATTAAAAAAGAAAAAGATGGTTCGTTTACATCTGTAAATGCTTCCTATTATTTGCCTCAAACAATATTGACAAATCCTGTCATGTCAATTTTAAGAGGTGAGAACGCAGAGGAGTCAACAGGAAATTTAGTTTCTCTTTTGGGGAAAGAACTAGTTGGAGAAGGATCATTTGCTTCTCAAGCATTTAATACATTTGCTTCTGGAAGAGACCGTGAGACTGGAAAGCTAATATCAAACAATCCAAATCTAGTTGGTAATCTGGGAGATCGAGCAGAAAATTTTGCAAAAGAACTTATCCCGCCAAGTTATACTGGAATTGTAAGACCAGACAAAACAGTTCAGGAGAAAATTGCAAGACAAGCAGGTTTGCGAATTGAAAAAAGAGAAATACCAGAAGGCTTTGGATATAAAGCTCGCGGTATTAACGAGGCTATTGGGAACATTAAATCATCCATGTCTGGAAAGCAATATGCATTAGATTCTGGGAAGATTTCTCCAGAAGAATATCAATCATTTATTGCCAATGAGCAAAAGAATTATTCTGACAATATAAGCATAATGCTTAATCATGTTAAGAATTTAAAAACATTAGGTGAAACTGATGAGACAATTATTCCAATGCTTAAAGATGCAAGATTTTCTAGCTTAGATACTCTTAATTTAATAGAAGGTAAGAATGTTCCGTATGATCTAACAAAGGAAAAAACAACATCAGAGATGCTTGACGAGATAACTGGAGCAACCAATCTTGAAACAGAGCAAAATATTAGAAACTACATTAAAAAAGATGCAGTTGTTGGGGAGAGAATTCTTGGTGCTTATAAAGATAAAAGAAGGACTGATGGAATTGTCTTGTCTCCTAGAGAATCATTGATTGCTGGATTGCCAACAATAGAAAAAGTAAAAAGACTTTTGCCAGAAATTGAGTCAAGTAGTAATCCAGATTCTGAAATAAGAAGATTAGTTAAGAAGAAAATCTTGACGGATACTGACGTACAGGCTATTTACATTAGACGAAATTTAAAATAAACTTAGAGTTGCTTCTCTAAGTTAAGAAATAATTCCAATGAACGAAGAACAACTCCAGAAAATAAAAGACAACCACTACGATGATCGTCCAGATAAAAGCGAGTGGTTCCTTGAGGTGCGTGAACGTGCGAAGTTAATCTCTCGCAACAACGTAGAGCATTACGCTCCCCACAAGGCAGCATTGGCGTTGTTTCTTTTATCTCAGGGTGCAAGGATAAGCGAGATTGCAAAGAAAACTGGAATCGGACGAGAGGTTATCCGTGGGCTAGAATGGAGACATAACGACACACTTGAGACAAAGCGGAAGGAGTTCTCCATGCGTTACGCCATCGCCGCGCAAGAATACACTGATTTGTTGTTTGAAAAAGCTACGCAGCTATTTGACGATCCAGACAGTCTTGCTAAGATTTCTCCTGAGAAGCTGGCAATTACTGTAGGCATTCTTACTGACAAGGCAGCACAGCTTACAGGCATGGCAACAACTGTTGTGGAGCATCGCAAGGGAGCAAGCCTAGATGACGCTGCAAACCTCATTAACGAGGCAAGATCGCGTATTGCCAAAGGTAAGGTAATCGAAGCTGAGTTATTATGATTTGGAGACCACATCAAATACTAACTCCTCCAACGGATGAAGAGTTGATTCAGATGACTCCTGAAGAAGTGTTGTCCATCCATCGAATCTACCATGAAGCGATTGAGAATGCTGAGAAAGACCCATATCAGTATGGTTTCCGTCTTCCTCACTGGACAAAAGCTGAAGAACAATTACATGAAGTTAATGAAATCCTAGCACTTGGCGGTAACAGGTCAGGGAAAACTCAATGGGGTGCATTCTCCGTTGTCCGAGCCGCAGTTGAGAATCCTAATTCTGAGATATTTTGCTTCGCCCAAACATCCGAGGTTTCAATTCGCCAGCAACAAAGTGCAGTCTGGGCATGGTTGCCAGAGTATCTGAAGACTAAGTTCACAAGCGCAAGTGCATACATCTCCTACAAGAAGAAAACAGGCTTTACTGATTCATCGTTAATCCTCCCAAATGGATCACAAATCATCTTTAAGACATACTCGCAGTATCAAAACAATCCGACAATCCTAGAAGGTGCCGAACTTGGTTCAAGGAATCCAGTGTGGCACAATATCGGTGTGTGGCTGGATGAGTATCTTCTTGGCCCTGAACTAATAAACACCCTACGATTCCGTCTTGCTACTCGTAACTCCAAGATGCTTGTCACGTTTACTCCTATTGATGGATGGACTGAAGTGATCAAAGAGTATCTCGATGGAGCAACAACGGTTGAAAGCCGCGAAGCTGAACTACTTAATAACGAACTTGTTCCGTATGTGCAGCGATCCAAGAAGCTAAATGCTTCAGTTCATTACTTCCATTCACAAGACAATGCCTTCGGTGGATATGAGCGAATCAAGGAGACATTAAAAGGCAGGACACGCGAGGAGATTCTAATCCGCGCATACGGTGTGCCGATGAAGTCACACGCTACTAAATTCCCTAAATTTAACAAGGTGGTGAATGTAGTTGATCCTGACAAGATTCCTAAAAACAACGTCACAAAGTATCATGTAATCGACCCTGCTGGATCGAAGAACTGGTTTATGTGCTGGATTGCAATGGACGAGACTGGAACAATGTGGGTTTATCGTGAATGGCCTGGAGTTGATGTAGGTGACTGGGCTGAGTGGCGATCAGGAAAGTGGATGCCTGGAGAGGGAGCGAAAGGACAAGGATTTGGTATCAGAGACTACGTTGAGCTTATCGAGGAACTTGAAGGCGATGAGGAAATCTTTGAACGGTTAATTG